GAGATAAATGAAATATATTATAATATTTATATTGATAACAGGATGTAGTGCAAAGTTTGATAGCTTTGATCCAACTACATCTGTTTTGAAATGGGTAATAACAAGTGAAAAGAAATGAACCATTACAATATTTTAAAAAAACCTTATGGAAAGACATCTAATTTAAAGATGAAGTATATAAGAACACCAAAGGAAATTTGGTCAAGATTAAAAAAAGAATTTAAATTTACTGTAGATGCTTGTGCTTCTAACAAGAACCATTTAATAGAAAGATATTGGACTGCGGAAGATTCAGCTCTTAATAAAAATTGGGACAATGAAATAGTTTATTGTCATCCTATGTATGATACTAAAATACCAAAGTTTGTAGAGAAAGCTTTCAAACACAAATGTATTACAGTTTTTCTTTTGCCTGCGTCTACTAATGCTGTATATTTCCATAAATATTTTTGGTGTAGTAAACATTGTAGAAGTAGAGAAAACGTAATTATTGAATTTTTACCTAAACCAAAAGATCTACAAAAAGGCTATCTTATGGGCGATGATGATAATAACTTACCTGATAGAGGTTATTTAAGACCATTAATGCTAGTAAAGGTAGATAATACATGAATCACTTAGATTTATTTAGTGGCATCGGTGGTTTTAGTTTAGCTTTAGAAAAAGTAGGCTTTAAAACAGTTGGCTTTTGTGAAGTAGATCCATACTGTCGATTGTTGCTGCAAAAACATTGGAAAGGGGTTACAATACATAATGATATTAAAAAATTGGAAGCGAAAGACATCAAAGAACCCATTGACATCCTCACAGGTGGCTTCCCTTGCCAACCATACAGTGTTGCAGGCAAACAAAAAGGGACTGACGACAACAGATATCTCTGGCCAGATATGTTTAGAGTCATTAAAGAAATCAAACCCACCTTCATTATTGCAGAAAATGTGCGAGGAATTGTTAACATCCAAGACGGCATGGTATTCGAAACAGTGTGCTCTGACTTGGAAAGTGAAGGCTTCGAAATCCAACCGTTTATTATTCCAGCTGCAGGCGTCGGTGCGCCCCATAAAAGAGAACGAGTCTGGATTGTGGGCTACTCCAAACACAATGGATCACTTACCTCCAAGATCAAAAGAGGGAACAATAAAATTAATGCAAGGACAACGGAAAGGCAGAACACGACCTTCAAACCTAAGAGAACAGGTAGATCCGGAAACAATGAAATTATGGAGAACACCGGACGCTCACTGCGAGAGAGGACAAAGCTCACCGGAAAGAATGAAAATGAAATTGGAAAAGAAGCTACCAATAAGCATCAACGATCAAGTCGCGCTACGTGGGGATCGTGGCTCACTGAACCCACAATGGGTCGAGTGGTTAATGGGTTACCCGGCAGAGCACACAGACTTAGAGGATTGGGCAATGCTATCGTGCCACAAATCGCAGAAGAAATAGGAAAGGTAATAATGAGACTATCAAATGAGTGATTTAAAATTAGAACATTGGTTTCCTACTGTCATTGGGTATGTAGATTGTCCTTTCTTAGATGATGTTTATGACAGTTATGATAACAGAATAGGGTTTATGAAGTTTAATGCAGCAGGATTTTCGTATACACAACTTCATTTAGATGATACTTTTAAAAGATTAAATGATTGGATTACTTACAATGTAAATCAATATGCAAAGGCACATAAATTTCCTGAAACGTATGAAGCAAAAGAAAGTTGGTTATTAAATTATCCTCAAGGAGGAGGCCAACCTTGGCATACACATGCTGGAGCATCCATTAGCACAATTTTTTATTTTGACATAAAAGAAAATGATGTTGGCACTAGATTTAGATCACCCACGTTTAATGATATGATTAATCCTTTGAACTTATCTCCAGATGATGATGAAAAATCAGATAAATTTAATGAATTAACTTATCTAACTTGCAACTACTCTCCTGTACAAGGTAGACTTCTTATTTTTAGAAGTTATGTAGAGCACGCGGTAAATAATAAACAGAACAAAGATAGAAGAATTATATTTTCTTATAACTATGGACCAAAAAAACAAAGAGCCTAAATTAAGAATTTTATCATTAGGAGCTGGTGTGCAAAGCTCAACAATGGCTTTAATGGCTGATGCAGGAGAATTCGGAATAAAACCTGATGCAGCTGTATTTGCAGATACAGGATGGGAACCTGAACCAGTAATTAAACATCTTGAATATCTTAAAAGTATTTTAAGTTACCCAGTGTACTTAGTAAAAAAAGGCAATATTCAAGACGACATACTCACGGCTCTCGCACCAGGCGGTAATCAATTTGCTTCCGCACCATTCTACACTTTAAATGAACAAGGAAAAAAAGGTATGGGTAGAAGACAATGTACAAGAGAATATAAAATTACTCCGATTGCAAAAAAAATTAGAGAACTATGTGGACTTAAACCAAGACAAAGGTTTCCAAAGACAGAACATGTAGAGGTCTGGGTAGGCATATCTACCGATGAGATAATGCGTATGAAACCTTCTAGGTTTTGGTGGCAAAAAAATGTTTGGCCTTTGATAGATAAAAAAATGTCAAGACAAGATTGTTTGAAATGGTATGAAGGAAAAGGTTTTAAGATACCTGTTAAATCTGCATGTATAGGCTGCCCTTTTCATGATGATAATTTTTGGATAGATATGCGAGACAATCGTCCAAAAGAGTTTGCATCTGCTGTAGAATTTGATAAAAAGATGCGTATGCATAATCCAAAAGTAAAAAACTTTGTACATAGACAGTGTGTACCATTAGATCAGGTTAAGTTTAAAAACGATGATGGGCCAGATCTATTTAATAATGAATGTGAAGGTATGTGTGGAGTTTAGAAATTTAATAATAAAAGCTTTAGAAGATAAGTATAATGCTGAAGTATCTCAAGCTCACGCAACGATAGAAATATACCTGAGTAAATCAGTCGGGATTGGTGAACATCCTCAGCATATAGAAGAAGTTGATAAATTAATTGATAAAATCGCACAAGCAGAAGAAAAATTGGGTGTTTTACAAAGATTTAAAATATGACAAATACTGAATTATTAAATAAAGTTTTTCCTCAAAGTAGACAAGTTGGAGGGGATCATTACAGAGATTTTAACATTCAACCTTATGAATTTATTTCAAAAAACAATCTGACGTTTTTTCAAGGCAACGTTATAAAATACGTCTGTAGATACTTACACAAAAATGGAATCGAGGATTTAGATAAAATTATACATTATTGTGAGTTAGAGATAAAAAAAATGAAGGATTTGAATGACCAGCAAAGTCAAAAAGGAAATAGTAGTAAAAGGAAATAAATTTACATTAGAAGTATATCCTCACTTAGAAAGCACCAATGAGGATGAATTCCCTTTTGAAATTTTTCCCCATGATTATAATGCGGCTTTGTATGCTTTTAGTAACAAAGATAGTTTAAATAAACTAATAAAAGAAAAATATATAACAGAAAAAAAATGACAGGGCTACAGTTTACATTTAATTTTAAAAAACATATTTGGGCATGTCCATCAGAATACAAAGATTTAAGTAAATATGATGAGATTGCAATTGATTTAGAAACAAGAGATGAGGGCATTAATAATAAACTTGGCGCAGGATGGGCAACTGGTAATGGTTATGTAATTGGATTTGCTGTTGCTGTAGAAGGTTGGCAGGGTTATTATCCATTCAAACATTTTGGTGGTGGTAATATGATTGAACCACAAGTATTAAAATACATGAAAGATATTTGTGCTTTACCTTCAAGAAAAATTTTTCATAATGCTCAATATGACGTAGGCTGGTTACAACAAATGGGCATACCTGTAAATGGCGAGATAGTTGATACAATGATTGCAGCTGGTGTGATTGATGAAAATAGATGGTCATATAGTTTAAATGCATTAGCAAAAGACTATCTTGGTGAGCTAAAGTCAGAGAACGATTTAAAAGAAGCTGCAAAGGATCACGGCATAGATCCAAAAGCAGAAATGTGGAAATTACCTGCAGAGCATGTTGGATTTTATGCGGAACAAGATGCACGCCTCACGTATCTTTTATGGCAAAGATTTAAGCCAGAATTACATAAACAAAACCTTGAAACAGTCTGGGATTTAGAGTCTAAACTTTTACCAATTTTGCTGAAGATGAGGCAGAAAGGGGTGCGTGTCGATGTAGAAAAAGCTCATGCTTTGAAGAAAGAGTTCCAAGAACAGGAGAAAGTTTATTTACAAAAAATAAAGAAATTAGTAGGAAAAGAAGTAGACATATGGGCAGCACGACAAATAGGAGAAGCCTATGATAGACTCGGTCTAGACTATCCACGTACTGAAAAAACTCATGAGCCATCTTTTACATCCAATTGGTTAGTGAATTCGAAACACGAAATAAGTAAATTTATAGCACAGGCTAGAGAGATCAACAAGTTTCATGGTACATTCCTGGACTCAATTCTAAAATACGAACACAATGGGAGGATACATGGCGAGATCAATCAATTACGTAGTGACAGTGGTGGGACTGTCAGCGGCCGTTTGTCTATGGCTAATCCTAATCTTCAACAGTTACCAGCACGTAACAAAGACTTTGGACCAAAAATCAGAGGTCTCTTCTTACCAGAAGAAGGTTGTAGATGGGGGAGCTTTGACTATAGCCAACAGGAACCACGGATGGTAGTTCACTACGCAGCCTCTATAGGCGACGGATACGAAGGTTCTAATGAACTTGTAGAGGCGTACGCTAATTCAGAAACCGACTTTCACCAAACAGTAGCAGATCTAGCAGGAATAGAGAGAAAGCAAGCCAAGACAATAGGGTTAGGATTGATGTATGGAATGGGAAAGAATAAATTAGGTATACAGCTCGGCTTGTCAACAGAAGAAGCATCAGCATTAATATCCAAGTATAATCGTAAAGTTCCATTTGTTAAGCTACTATCTGATAGATGTATGCAAAAAGCAAGTGATGAAGGCATAATTAGGACAAAAAAAGGTAGAAAGTGTCGATTTGACATGTGGGAACCAAAGGATTTTGGTATTCATACACCAGAAACATTTGAAAACGCGTCATCTAAATACGGTAGAAACAATATAAAAAGAGCTTTTACATACAAAGCACTTAATAGATTAATTCAAGGATCTGCAGCAGATCAAACAAAACAAGCAATTGTCAGTTGTTATGAAGCAGGTCATTTACCTAAAATACAAATACACGATGAGTTATGTTTTGATATTCATAATGAGAAAGACATTAAAACTATAAAAGAAACAATGGAAACTTGTATGGAATTCAAAGTTCCAAGTAAAGTTGATGTAGCACTAGGAGATGATTTTGGACAAGCTACATAAAAATCAAGTAGCAGGTATGGGCACAGTTATTTGGCCTTTATATATGGTTTTTAAAGAAAGATTAATTTTAAAAAAATTTGACGATGTCAAAATTATTCACTGGGGTAGAGAGTTAAAACAAAACGTATGGAGTGACGTTAAAAAAAATGGTTTATTATGTCCAATGGTTATAGACGAAAATAATCAATTACGTGATGGAAATCATCGTTTTAGAATGCTTACAAAAAAAGGTGACGCAAGTTTTTTTTATAAAGCAGCATCAGATGATGAGGTAAATTTTTTTTCTATGTTAAATATACTTTGTTGTGAATTACATCCAGACATGACACAACTAATGGAAAAATTGTGGGAAGGTAAAATAAAAAAATACACAGAAAAGGTAAGCCATTTGTTTACTGAAAACGTAAGAATAGCTAAGATTTAAGTAGAGAGCATAAGTCCCCATACCAAATCAATGATTTTTGTAAAAATATAAGACTAGTAATTAACCAGTCTTTTTAAAAAGTTGCTCAGCGTCTTTTACGCTTTGCTCAATGATCTTATACTTAAGATCTTTAATTTCAATATCGATCCACTTCATCTCAGGTGTAACTCTACCCTGTGCTAATGCTTGCGTTGCCCATGTGGACTCCAGCTGAAGCTTCTTCGATATTAACTTCTGTAGTGCCATTTCCTAGCTCCTCATAAGTTATGTGGTACCGGCGCATTCCACGACCGAAACCATCAGGTTTCACAGAATACTGTTTATTATTCAGATTCTGGACAAAGCCCTCCATCGCTTGATCATCCGTTACAGCATTTACGACACTATTAAAATACAGTCCAGCTGCATAACATTGAAAGCGATATTGCTTCATAAGATAATCTTATCAACTTTTAGGTGTAAAATCAAGTATTTAAACGATTTTTGTCAACAAGGCAGTTCATATATAATTCACTTATTTCAAAACCTCTTTCGGTTAAATTAACCCCCATTTCATTGACTTTTTCGACAGCTTTCTTTTCACATACTTCTTTGGGATAATACATAATTGGATCTTCATGTATAAAAGTACAAAGTTCCTGGCCTGTAAAAGGGTTAATTAGGCATAACATACCCATCATAAAAAATTCTTTCATGAAAGTAAATTATCACAAAATAGTTGTTGACACTACAGACAGTAATTCTTATATTAATGGGATAGGAGAAAAAACAATGAACTTAAAAAGTAAATCAAAAATGTTCAAAGCTTTAATTGAAAAGATGGACATAGCATTATCAGAAGGTACAAATTTTGATGAAGTTGCAGGTAGCTTAAAAAAATTGCACATCAAAGTTAAAGACGAATATGTTAAGCCGTTACCAACTGACCTATGTACTGTTTTAGCAATGAACGAATTGGAGAACAGATGAACGAATGGTTATTTTTCTTTGCAATCTTAATATGTTTGTTCGTCATTTTTCCAAAAACCATGTTAATTCTTTTTGGAGTCGCATGGCTGATGTAAAAATAAAAGACATGTCTTGGAAAGATAGACAATACGCTGCTATAGTAAAGTTGAGCAGAAAAAAAGGTTGGGATTTCAGTGACAGTAATCCATACTTTGAAAGAGCTCATATCTTTCTTCCTCGTGTCAGCATTAAAAACAAATCTCAATTGAAACAGGAGTTAAAGAAACATGGATATAAATAAATTTAAATCGGTTGCAGTAAGAAAACCAGATTATCAATTGTTGCAAGGTCTATGCACTGAAAAATTTAGATCACCTGCATCGATGATATCTAAACTTGTAAATGAATATGTCGGATACCAGGCAAAGAAAAAAAATATGTCTGTTGATGCATACAAAAAACAAATACTAAAACCTAACGGGAAAGGAAAAAAATGAGCTTACATTTTAAAAGACCAATATCAGAACTCTCATTAAGTGGGAGAACTTTTAGCACTTTGGTAAGAATGGGGATCAA